GGATAAAGCGGTGTTCGTTGAAGCACTCCCTTCGTCTGACAAGCATATTCTCAACGGTCTTAGTGTGTTGAACAAACGAGATTGCTCCGCACTCGGGGCACTTCATGCCGGAGTTATTCGTACTCTTAGGATTCATTGAGGGCAAGCCAAACCATAAAACAGATGACAGAAATGGCTAGTGTGATTCCTAAGAATCCCAAAGCAAAGATGATTAGAACGGTCTCGATCACATAACCCCCCGCATTTCCCACCCCAATAAAAAGTAATTCCATCTTGTCGTGATGGCAGAGTTAGTAAATTTCTTACCGTCCCAATGTAGTTCTTCTGCTGAATAACCTTTGCCCGTCATTAGGGCGATAAATACTTGTCTTGCTTTCATGCTTGTCCCCTTGCTCTAATGGCATCGCCGTATGTGCCACCACCTTCTTTAAGAATGTGGTCTACCATCTTTGCACACGCTTCACGCTCTTTCTCTGCTACCAGTTTGGCAAAGTGATAGCGGGTATACATCTCACCATCTTTGATTGACTCTTTCATAGCCTGTTGCCACATAGTGTCGATTTCGTCTTGTGTCATGGTTTCCAATCTTCATACCAACCATCAACATACATATCATGAAATCCCCATGCAAATAGCCATGTCCAACTAAGTGCGGAATCACGGGGATAGTTAATCTTTGCCATCATGAGACAAAGTTCTTTGCTCGGAGGTGGTGCTTTCATTTTGTTTTGAGTCCTCTGATGTACACAGTAAACGATTGAATGGTGTCTTTGCCAAAGGCTAGAGTGCATTTCTCAATGTGTTGGGCGACTTCTTCAATCACTTCGTTTCGCGCATTGGTTTCAGCGTATCGGATTATTTGGTGTTTGCGCGACCCTTGAAGACCCCAATCGCCTTGTTTGCGACTGAGTTCTTCAAACGCTTCATCTTCCGGACTCAAAACCCAATATCCTCATCGTTATCGGCGGGTAAGCCTTTATGCTCTTTGGGCTTAGGGTCGTTCATGTATGCCCAACCGTCCCACCCCGCATAGATGGGCATTACATCGAGTTTCAGCATGGGGCCATTCTTTGTGTCGATGACAGACCCAATGCGGATGTATCGTTTCTTTTCTTCGCCTTTTGCGTTGGTGTATGTACCCGCAACTACGGTGACTTCTTTAAGCAGTGCCATTTTTTTCTTTCATTAAAAGTTCAAGTTTTTCGTCAAGGTCGGAGAGAAACTTCACCACTTCGGCATCCATTTCGCTGATTAGCTTCTCATCTCGCTCGACTCTTTTGGTGAACATTTCCAACCCCTTTAGTCTCGGGTCAAAGGAAACGAAATCACACCATTCTTTACCCGTACATCTAAGCTGAAACTGAATTTGCTTGATGTACTTTGCGGGGACTTTTTTGTTTAGCAGTGTGTCGATGTGGGTGGAAGTATTGGGACACTTGATCTCAATGATTCCATTGCCCACAATCCCATCGGGAGAGGCTCCGGCTTTCTCAATGTCCGGATGAGCAATAAACCCCACTTGATCGACCAATACTGAATTGACCATTTCGTAGTGCGCTCGGGCCATTGGCTCGGTCTCTGTCCCCCATGCCATTGACGCATTAGTAAACGATTCAGCTACTTCACCCGTCAAACGCTCACAAATCAGTTGGGCCATGTAATCGTCCCGTGACGCACCATAACCCCCCGTTTTGAGTTTTGCCATCACATCTGAGACGCGAGAGGCGGTGACCTTACCCAATCGGGCGGCGAACCATTCCGGCGAATTTTGTTCCATTACAGACTCGCTTTCTTCAAGTCTTTGGCAACAATGATGGCATTCTTTGCGGCTGCATCATGTCCGGCTACCTTGATGGCCTCAAAGTAAGCTGCCTTCAATTCTTCCTCTGTGGTGGCTGCATCAATGGAAGCGATTAGAGGGGCAATAAGGACGGTCTTTGGTGCTACTGAATGGGTATGGGCATCGGCATCGTTATCGGACTCTGTAGGGATGCTAAAGGCTTGAAAGGCTGCATACTTGTATGCCGCTGACATAGCCTTATTGGTGGCTTTATCTCCGCTGTCCATTGCTTCGCCAAAGGTCTTGACGGTGTGCTTAGAACCGTCATCCGCTGAGACAAAATCAAACTCAACCTCAACAGTCACATAGAACAATGCGCCACCCGACTTGCTTGCTCGCTCAACGCACTCGCGGGTAAGAACACGGGGCAGAATGCAAAGGCTGTGCTTTGCCAATAGGGGCGCAATGGCGTTATACACATCGTCAATGCCCCTAAAGTTATATCCGCTGCCCTGCATATTCCTACGGTCTTTTGTGATGCCAACAGATGACAATTCTGATTGAACAGCGTTAATGGCTTTATAAACTTTCATTTGGAATCCTTTGCAATAAGTTCGGTTTGTAGGGTTTTGATTTCGTCACGGGCGTTATCGATGTGGTTGACCAACACGCGAATATGACCTTCCAACATCTGAATGCGGTAAAGCAGTCGTTCGACTTGATCGGCATCATGCTCACGGTATAAAGTCTCTGAGGTTTGTTTGACAGAATTGATGATGTAATCAGCGTCCATTAGGGTCTCCAAATAAAACAGTCAAGGGCAATCACGATAAGGGCTAAGAGGCTCACCACACGAGCTACCTTATCTCCAATGGTCAGACGGGCGACATGAATCTCAATGCAAGCACCGTTCTCCAAACTGTTGGGGAATGCTTCGGTGAATGTGCGGGGGAATTTGGTTCTATTAAGCATGGAAGTCCTCAATCATTGAAATGTGGTGTTTCTTGATCTGTGCGTAGATCAGTGCTTGATCTGCGGCGGTGAGTTCATAGGTGACCTCAGTTCCGGCGGGTTCATCTTCAAAATCTTCGGTGGTGTATGCGAACCAATCGTAGACTTCGGAGAGGCCAACAGAATCATCGGCTTCGAAGTAGTCAAACTCGACCGTGAGATAACCGTAGTCGATGCTGTGGACTTCGGTGGTGTAGGTTAGATTTTTCATTTGCTCCCTCTTAATTCTGAGAAAAGTCGTATTCAAGACGCTCAGAAAAAGATGGATTCCAACCATTTTCAAAAGCGTCAGATTGTGCCCAACGCATGACCCATTCATGGGCGGTGAGGTTGCGCGTGTCTTTGATTTCCCATTCATTTGCGTCAGCAGTAATTTCAATGATTTCTGCTGGTGACAAGTCAATGTCAAAATGGCCATAAATTGCTTGGGTTTCGATTGCTGTAATCATCTTTGCTTCCTAAAAGACCCTATGCGATGTGCTGGGGAATGAATGTACTGTATCACTACATCTAGCACTGTGTATTAGGACTTTCCCTAATGTGTGAAAATACAACATCTAGCACAATAAATCATGTTTCCACATTGCTTCCCCTCTGAACAGCACTACCGTGAATGGGTCAATTACGCCAAAATCGTAGCTGAACCCGTCAATATCTGTGAGGACTGCACGAGAGGTTATAAGAGTGAAATGATCTTAGAGGAACGGTGCAAACCCTCACCCAAATGGTGGATTGGAAAAAAAGTAGTTGCATTGGAATCAAACATTGATGTAACATGAAATTTGGAACACGGCTAGATGTGGGTTGATCTCCGCATTGAAAAGGGTTACACCTTCCCCTGCCGCAGTTCTCTTTCAAAGGTGGTGAAAAAGGTAAAAAATGCACTCGTTCCAATTCCATATTGGCGACTACAAGTCGCACACACACCATCTGTCATTGATCGAAGATTTGGCTTTTCGCCGACTTCTCGACCACTATTATCTGCACGAAGTACCCATCAAACAGCGCGACATTGCCCGTTTAATAGGCATGAGAGACCATGAACAAGAGGTCTTGACAGTGTTAGATGAGTTCTTCATTTCCACCGAGCAAGGTTACATAAACCCGCGTGCCGATGAGGAAATTTCCAAATTTCGCAAGTTCATTGAGGACGGAAAAAAGGGTGCTGCGATGCGGTGGCATAAGCCCCCCATTAGGGAGGTTGATAGCCCCCCTATTGCCACCCCAATAGCAACCATAAACCATAAACCAATAACCAATAACCATAAGAATACAGCCACTGTCGTGGCAACGCCTACCGGCGTTTCTGATTCTGTTTGGCAAGACTTCAAAACCCTCCGCAAAGCAAAGAAAGCTCCCATCACGCAACGGGCCATTGATGGCATCAAGTCCGAAGCAGACAAAGCCGGTTGGTCGATGGAGCAAGCATTGTCGGAATGTTGCGTTCGCGGTTGGCAAGCCTTCAAAGCCGAGTGGGTGGCTCCAAAGCCGACATTTGCGGACATTGCCAAAGTCACAGTGCCGAGCAAGACCGAGCGAGACCCCGCACTTGTCAAGCTGGACGAAGACAAATCCCGAACGGGGCCACCTCCGGCTGAGATACGGGCCAAAATCATGGAAGCACTGAGGGCCAAAGCATGACCAAAGAACAAGCACACGCACTGCTCAACTTCGTCAAGTTGGGGTTTGCAATCCCCACATGGCGAATCAACAAAGCATTGACCATCACGGGGGATTTGAATGCTCAACGAGTTAGCCGACCATTACGCGACATTGGCGATGACGAAGGGCTGGACAGAGTACACACGGCATCGGGTGAAGGAACTACGCGATTCGAGCGATATGTGGAAAGAATTACCCCGCATGGTGAAGGAGCGCATTGATGGACATAAAAACGCCGAGAGGAAAAGAATCTCTGAAAGCGGAACATCGAGCAATGGAGATATTTGCTAAACACTTTCCCGATTACGAGTATTGCGAAACACCAAAAGATAAACCCGCAGACATTGACGCGATCTTGATAAAACAAAATCAAATCATGCGGGTGGTCGAAACCAAATGCAGAGACATGACCATTGAGGAATTTATCGGACGATATAACTATCAATGGTTAGTGACATTCGATAAATTGGAAAAGGGTAAGCAAATCGCAAAAGCATTGTGTGTCCCGTTCACCGGATTTTTATATTTGAATCAATCTGCAATTTTGCTTGTTCAACAAATATCAAACCATATCGGTTATGTGCCGGAGATCACAATTTTCCAAACCGCAACGCAGAAAAATATAAACGGTGGTCAGATAATCCGATCAAACGCATATATCGACATGAGCAACGCGACACAATTAAAATGATTCAAATCCATTTCACTGTCCCACAAGTCGCCGGAAAGGGTAGACCCCGCTTTGCCCGACAAGGAACCTTTGTCAAAACTTACACGGATTCCAAGACTTTGGGATACGAGAAGTCCATCCAAACCTATGCCAAGCAAGCGATGGGGTCTACAAGCCCTTTAAACGGGGCTGTAGCGGCTTATCTTCACATCCGAATACCCATACCGCCATCGTACTCAAAAACGCGCCAAAAGGCTTGTATTGAAGGAGCCGAACGCCCAACCAAAAAGCCCGACATTGACAACATCGTCAAAGCGGTACTAGATGGCATGAATGGCATCGTGTATCTTGATGACAAACAAGTGGTGGATTTAAATTTAACAAAGGTTTATTCTGCAACAGAGGGGATAGATATTATGGTGATGGAAATATGAACTACACTTTATATAACGCACAACAAGGACACGCAGTTTTAAAAGACTTGTGGCCTCAGATCAAAGCCACATTGATGGCGGGACAGAAATTAAGGATTGAGGTAAAACAATCTCGGCGCAGTGCAGAGCAGAATGATATGTTTCACGGGATTATTCACAAGATATATATTGCGATGAAAGCTGTTGGTTCTAAATGGACTGCGGACGATTGGAAGCGATTATTAATCGACCAATGGGCACATGAGACTAATCGCAAGATCGGAAAGGTGGCTCCTTCACTTGATGGCGAACGGGTGGTTCAATTGGGGTTGCAGTCTCACAAGTTCTCAATTGAAGACGGGTCAGAGTTCATTGAATGGCTAATGGCATGGGCCGCACAAAAGGAAATTGATGTAAACTAATTTTGTTGGTGTAAACGGCTTGGCCCCGTGGTGCTTTTATTCAGTTGCTACCTACCCTGCCACATGGGAGACACCAACACTAACACGCATGGGGATTGAATGGTTCATGCGGTTGCCGCACTCTTTTGAGTGTTTGCGCTGCCTCTGATAATTCCTCCGCAGTCTCCATCCATGTTGGTGTGAAGCATTGAAACAGAGTAGATCATGTGTGCCCACTGCACGACATGGCGAAGCTGGCGGCTAGAACTGTGGTGAAACCGTCCACCAACACCCAAAAGGACACACATGGGCTTGATGTTCCCCAAGTACACCTACTATCGAAGCAAGACCCACCTCAAGAATGTGGCATCTTTACTTTGTCAGCACTGCGGACGGGACGGGACAGTACAAGCGGCTCACAGCAATTGGAGTGAACATGGCAAGGGCAGAGGCATCAAAGCAAGCGACATTTATACGGCTGCACTCTGTCAAGACTGCCATCAAGAGCTAGATCAAGGAAATCACCTCTCCAAAGAGGAAAGAAAGCGGATGTGGATAGAGGCTCACAAAAAGACGGTTTTCACGATGACGATGCTAGACCTATGGCCTAGAGACATTGGAATTCCGCTAGAATATGATTAACCGATGCTGGTGGTGTTTCCTCCCACAAGTGAACAGTCTGAGGCCGGGGCTTCGGCCCCTCTTTTTTAAAGGGTTTATATGACCGGACTTCTAGCCCCCGCTGCTGAGATCAGCATCGAGATCAAACAAAGCAAAGCAATGGACGATGAGGGCGATTCTTGTCCCGTTGCCACACAAGACATTGAAGAAAACCTCAAGTGTCGCCAAAAGGCCATCGACAAAGCGATGTATGGCCCGATGAACCCCAATGAACCATCTAACGACTATTGGCGCAAGCTGGCAGAGGGTTGGCGTTTGTCGGCTTCACAAGCGAAGAAATCCACTTGCGGTAACTGCGCGGCATTCATTCAAACCTCTAAGATGCTGGACTGCATTGACAAGGGCATGGGCAAAGATTCAGACGCATGGGATGTGATCGATGCCGGAGACTTAGGGTACTGTGAGGTGTTTAACTTCAAATGTGCATCAAAGCGTACTTGCTCGGCATGGATTGTTGGTGGCCCTATTACTGATGACAGTGGTGACATGGAAGGCGAAGACTGATGGGCGGCTTGTTAGACATTGACGAACCGACAAATCTGCTCCAACTAAACGAGTTGGATGCACTTGTTGACCGTTATGGTGTACGCAAGCCCTATAAGTCAGAAATGAATTTTTTTGCTGATCGTCCCGAAGTGGCTGGCATGGCATCTGAGGACAACAAAATTGTTTTAAACCCGTTTAGTAAAAATACTGCGGAAGAACAAAGATATGTTGCTCAAAATGAAGCATTGCGGCTATTTATGTTGCAAAACAATTTTTCGCCTAATTTCAGTTTGACAAAAGAGCAAAAAAACTTTTTTAAGAATACAGAATACGAGAAAGATGAAAATTCTGCAAAGCAGTCAATAATTGCTCGATACTTGACAAATGACCCGTCAATACAGAACATAACGCAAGAGCAAAGCGCATACGCAAAAAAGCTATTGGATATGCTTAAAAAAGGAGAATCAGAATGATGAAAGTCTCGGAAGCAATGCAAAAGAAGGTCGGCAAAGTCATGGGCGAATTCAAGCGCGGTGACTTGCACAGCGGTAAAGGCGGGAAGGTCGTGAAGAATCCCAAGCAAGCTATTGCAATCGCAATGAGTGAGGCTAATCTTCCGATGCGGGGTAAGCGCACAGCAACCAACAAGGCCAAAAAATGAAGGGTCTTTACGCAAATGTTAATGCCAAACAAGACCGCATCAAGGCTCAAAAGGCTGCCGGTGTAAAGCCCGAGCGAATGAGGAAGGTCGGTAGTAAGGGTGCACCCACTGCGGCTGCATTCAAGGCCGCTGCTAAAACCGCAAAGAAATGATTAAACGCGGCAAAGAATCCTTCTCGGGGTACAACGCCCCAAAGAAGACCCCTTCCCACCCTACTAAGAGTCATGCGGTGCTGGCAAAGAGTGGGGACGAAGTGAAATTAATTCGCTTTGGTCAACAAGGGGTAAAAGGTTCGCCGGACGGCACAAAGAGAAACGAAGCATTCAAAGCCCGACATTCTGAGAACATTGCAAAAGGCAAGATGAGTGCGGCATATTGGGCCAACAAAGTAAAGTGGTGACAGCATGGATTACATACGCCCCACCCCGAGAAACCCCATATATGGGCTATTGGCTGACGAACTAGAAAAGCTGTACTCCCCAACTCAAACGCAACAAATGCAAGGGTTGATGAAGTTTTTGATGGTTCCGGAAGTGTCAAAGACAATGAATCTGTTGGCCTACGGTGAACCGCTGACTACGGGTGCGGGTGGCATTGGCGGCACGACACGGGTAAAGCCCGAAGTATTAGATGCTGCTATGGCTGTGGCTCCAATGGCGCCGGTTGCTGGACGGGCGGCAAGGGGTACGGCTCGGATGGTTGGGCGAGAAATGGCAGACCGAGTGACTATGGGTCGATCAATGCTCCCAAGTTTGCTTGCAGAACCAAAGTCTGCGATGTTTGCTGTGGAACCAAATGCACCGCGAATAAATGTAAACAAAGGAATCTACAAAGACGAACTGACAATGGAGGAGATGTTAAAAGTCAAAGACATTCCTACTGTTGATCGGGTAAGGCAATCAATTGACCTTGTTGGTGAAAAAGAGTTTGAAAATTTAGTCAATGCTCAATTTAAGAAATACAAACCAACAGATCAAGACCAAGAGGCAATGCTTGTTGAATCTGTAACATTAAATATTCTTGGAAAAGCACAAAGATCGCCATACCCACAAGAAGCAGCAATACAAGCAGCACAAAAGAATGCGGAAAAGATGGGTCAATCAGTCGAAGCCTATCCAAGATCATTGCAACAAGGCTATGAGCATGGGTGGTATCACGGCTCAACTGGTGACATAAAGAGTTTTAATCCGAGTTTGCTTGGTGAGGCAACGGGTGCAGCAAGTGCCAAAAAAGGATTTTTCTTTGCCCGTGACCCACAAAACCCACCGGAATCATTGCTTAAAAAGTCAACAGATGAATCATCCATTGAGATGCTCAGAAAAATGGGTATGTCGGATGATGAGATTACAAAGCTAAATACAGTTTCAATGGCAGGGCAAGGCGCAGAAACTGCATCGGGATATGCCC